GTTAGGTTTTCTCCTTTTTAGAGAAAAAGCTTGTTCAATCTTCACTACAGGTGTTTACAATCCTTATGAATGTAAATGTAACGATAAACATGGTGCTTGCGCTATTTTTATTGCCGACGAAGATGATTCAGTTCTACACCCTTATGGTACAGATGATTTCCAGATGCACATGATAGAAAAAGTTTTCAACCGTCAACGTTCAAATGAAATTCCAGCATATAAATTAGAAAAATTATTGAGTAAATCATTTCACTATAGTAAATTGACAATTCAACAATATGAAATTAAAGATCGTATGCAAGGTAAATTAGCACATCAACAATATGAAATTAAAGATCGTATGATAGGGAAAATTTTAAATCAGCAATATGAACCTAAAGATAGAATGACAGGAAAATCAATTAGACCAGAAATCAATAAAATGACAGCACAAACTAGACATTACATAGATGACAAATTAGTAGCAATGCCAGGTGATGAAATTTTAGATAATCAATGGAACGCAGTTTTGCGTAGAAATTCAGTTATAGTAAAATCAGGAAACACTAAAATGTCAGCAGTATTTTTAACAGGTCAAACACTCATTGCACCATCACATTTGCCATATGGTGATTTAACTATTCAAGAACCTTTCAATACAGATTTTTGTTATCATTTTAAAGCTCTAGAAATTAAAAGATCAAATGCTAGTGAATTGGGACTTAAAACAGATTTAACTATAATAACTTTACCACCATCTGTAAGTGCGAAACCTTCAATTATTTCAAAATTTGTAGAAAGTAAAAATACTAATTATGTAACTAACGCTAAATTAGTTTTGTCCACATTTGATTTTCATCACAAAATTCCTATGGTTCATGATCATCATATGCTATTAAGAGAACATTATAAAGTACCCATTCCCACCAAAGAAGGTACTGTTTTGCATGAAACTCTGACTTATGTGGCCCCCACCAAGAATGGTAATTGTGGAGGTCTTTTGTGGATGCATGGTGTCAACTCAAATTGCAAAATTGCAGGTATGCATGTTGCAGGTTCTGGTACAACAGGTGCAGGGATAGTTCTATCACAGGAACTTCTCACTGAGCTTCTCGGAGCTCATGTCAAACGACACAACCTTTCTGCCAGAGCAATTATTGACGCTAAAATTCCATATGGTAATAGTCTAGTTCAGCAAAGTTACAATGAATTGAATAGCAGTACTTTGATCTATAATGTAATTAATCCAAAAGTTCCAGGCGTAATTTCACCAACAAAGTCAAAAATTTTCCCAAGTCTTATTGCAGGTATTGCCACTCCCGTAGCATGTGCTCCAGCACTTTTACGCGCAAATAAAGATGTAGATCCCCTCAGTAAAGGTCTAACAAAAATTTTAGGCGAACAGAAAAGAGTAGACGTTAAAATTTTGAAATTAGCTTGCAATGATGTAATTAGATCAATGAAACATGAGAAACTTAAAGTATTAGATTATGAAACTGCAGTAATAGGTAACGAAGAACCATTCATTAACGCAATCAATAGATCAACATCACCAGGGTATCCAT